GGAAATGATACGAAGTTACCAATAGGTAATTTTCTTAAACCTTTTACAAAATCAGATACATAATCATAGTTTGGTATATTATTTTTTACAATGTCTGCTGCCTCTTGTTTTAAAAAATTATCATCAAACACCTGTTCAATACCATTTCGTGTAAAGGTCTGTCCTTTTGTTAATCCAACATTTGTTAAACTTTTTTCTAATCTAGATTTTTCCATAGCCCATGAAGCTATCTTCCAGAAGTCATCTTCAGCTGTGTATAGATCTTGTGATACAGATTTTAATTTTGATAGTGGTTTTAGTAAC